TCGCAAAACAATATAACGAAGCTCACGTATTGGTAGAGACCAATGACGTTGGAGCACAGGTAGGTCACATTCTACGTACTGAGATTGGGTACGAGAATATGATTATGACACGACATAATGGTAGAGAAGGCATTGTTATCTCTGCTGGTTTCTCTCGTTCAGCGTCTATGGGATTGAGACAGACGATGATCACCAAGAACATAGGGGCAAATATGTTCAAGAATATGGTGGAAGGAGATAAGGTCATAGTCAAGGATGTTGATCTCATTCAAGAACTTTACGCCTTCTGTCAGAAGGGAAAGAGTTGGGAAGCTCAGCCTGGGAACACAGACGATCTCGTTATGTGTTGTCTACTATTTGGTTGGCTCTCTGCACAACAATACTTTGAAGACCTCATTGAGGTTTCCCTACGATCAGAATTCCTACAAGATGTCGACCAAGACACGTGGGATGATTTGACTCCGTTTGGATTTTATGATGATGGAATAACAGAATATGACTATAAGGAACCACCGACTATGGTGGTGAAAGATGGTGATGATTCGTGGTTGTCGTAATACTCGAAAATACTAAATACTCTAGTATACGCAACTGCTGACGATTTGTAACTAAAGGAGTTATATGGCATTTCCAATAAGTCCAGGCGTCTCGATTAGGGAGATTGACCTTACGACTGGAACACCCGCAGTAGCAACTTCTATTGCTGCTGGTGTAGGACAGTTTGTATGGGGTCCAGCGGATGACATCACTTTGGTGACATCTGAACCAAACCTAAAAGCGAGGTTTGGAGCACCTAACGAAGATACCTACGTTCATTATTATGCTGCGGCGAACTTCCTGAGCTACAGTAACAACCTAAGATTAGTCAGAGTCGTAGCTGATGACGCAATGAACGCTACGACTGATGGGGGAGGCCGTCTTATCAAGAACGCCGATTCCTACATTGACTTGGACCCAGACCAAGGTGGAAATCTAGATTCTACACCTAATCGTTTCTGGGCCGCGAAATTTCCAGGCACCTTGGGGAACTCCCTTGGAATTGCGATGTGTCCAGCCGACACACCCGCGATTGAAATGTCTGGGACAGTAGAGGTTGTATCTGGAGTCTGCACAGGAACAGGTACGCTTTTTGACGAAGAATTATTTGTCGGAGCGAAAGTCTCCGTCAACGGCAATGTATTTCACGTTGCTTCCGTAACATCAAATACCCAATGTGATTTTACTTATCCATTGGCCGACCAAGCTGCGAGTTCAACAGCGACAAGGATGATCCATTCCAATTTTGAAGATTTCAACATGATTGGAACAGTATCCTTGACCGCAAACAGTCTGACTGTAGTAGGAACAGGAACAGCTTTCAATACTGACTTCATCGTAGGTGACTCGATTGTAGTCGGAGCAAACACATCAGAGATTGTCTCAATTGAGTCTGCGACATCATTGACAATCAAGTATCCTATCTCAACTACCGCAATTGCTGGTGGAACGAGTTACGATAAGAGATGGAAGTTCGCATTGAACTTTGACTCAGCTCCAGGCACAAGTGGTCACGCTGAAACAGCGAACGCAACCAATGATGAAATCCATGTAGTCGTATATGACTACGCCGCTGACTGGACAGAAGTAGAAGATGACGTAATTGAGTCATGGTCTAACTTGTCCGTAGGTCGTGATGCTAAGTCTCCAGAGGGAGCGAGCATCTACTACAAACAGCGAATCAATAACACATCACAGTACGTATCGTGGTTGAACCATCCTAATGAAGCGATGGCCGCGGCGACTGGTGATTGGGGTGGATACACAAAGAACGCACGATTCACTACTGTCAAACAAAACTACTACTTTGAGATGACAGGTGGAAGTGACGGAGCTGCGATCACAGTTGGAGACATGCAACTGGGATGGGACAAGTTCAATGATCCTAACGTAATTGAAATCTCAATCATAATGATGGGTGCACCACCCGAAGGGGATGGGGCAACATTGGCAAACTACATCACAGGTATTGCAGGAAAGAGAAAGGACTGTGTAGTCTGTATCTCACCAGAATTCTCTGACGTAGTAAACAAGCCAAACCAAGAACTTTCTAACCTAAAGAATTTCAGAACAAGTCTGACATCGTCAACATACTCTATCCTAGATACTGGATGGGGGTATCAGTACGACAAGTACAATGACACCTATCGCTGGATTCCGTTGAACGGAGACATCGCAGGTATCCTAGCCAGAACTGATTCTGATGCCGATACATGGTTCTCACCTGCTGGATTCCAACGTGGTACTATTAATAGTGCTATCCGATTGGCTTATAATCCTACACAGGAAGAGAGGGACGAACTTTACAGAATTGGGTACAACCCAGTCGTAAGCTTCCCAGGCCAAGGTACAGTTCTTTTTGGTGACAAAACTCTTTCTCCGAAACCAAGTGCGTTTGATCGTATCAACGTCCGAAGACTTTTCATCTACTGCGAAAAGGTTATTGGACAGGCCGCGAGAGACCAGTTGTTCCAGTTCAATACTGCGTTCACAAGGTCAAACTTTTCCTCACTTATTGAGGGATTCTTGGAAGGTATCAAGTCAGGACAGGGTATCACAGACTTCTTAGTCGTGTGTGATGAGACCAACAATACACCTGACATCATAGATGCTAACAAGTTCGCTGCAGACATCTTTATCAAGCCCACTAAATCTATTAACTTCATACAACTGACATTCGTTGCTGTCCGATCTGGGGTAGAGTTCAGCGAAGCGGTTGGAGCAGTATAAGGGAGATAAATGGCTGACGTAGCATATAGCATAAATGATTTTATCAAGAGTTTTCCAAAAGCTGGTGCTCGCCCTAACTTATTTGCTGTAAGTATTGAGGGAAGAGGACAACAGTATTTCCAGAACGTACCAACATTTGCACCTGAACACTTTTTACTTTGTCAGACTGCGAGTTTACCCGCTACAGAATTGGGTAACATTCCAGTATCTTTCATGGGTAGACAGATCAAATTGCCTGGTACAAGGACATTTGGAAACCTCTCACTTTCCTTCTACAATGACGAAGACATGAGTATCAGAGTCGCTTTTGAAGAGTGGGCTCACGACATTCAGAACTTCGCCAACGTATTTGGAAACAAGGTAGAGATCAATTCAGAATCGGAGATCATCTCCACTATATACGTTACACAACTTGGAAAGAAGGGTAACGAACTCAGAAGGTATAAGTTCAATACTGCTTTCCCAGTAAACGTAGGAGATATCGCTCTGTCTTACGGAGATACCGATACTATTGAATCATTCACAGTAGAAATGGCGTATCAATACTATGAGATTGAGAAAGCCGCTACTCGTGAATTAAAAGACTAATAGATAGAGAATAAATTATGGCAATCAAACTTTTCGGTTTTACAATCGGAAGGGATGACAGTGACAAGCTGACCTCTCAGCATTTTACGATTCCAGAACCAGAGGACGGAGTAGCCTCCATCGCCTCTGGGGCTGGTGCGTTTGGTCAGTTCCTTGATCTTGAGGGTACAGTCAAAAATGAGTTTGACTTAATCGCCCGATATCGTGGTATGGCGTTGCAACCTGAGTGTGAGACGGCAATCGATGATATCATAAATGAGATTATTGTTGACACAGGGAAAACCGATCTTGTCACCCTCAACCTTTCAAATCTAAACGTAGGGGATAAAGTTAAGAAAGAACTCCATCGTGAGTTCAAGACTATCCTACGCCTACTCGACTTTCGCAATCTTGGGTACGATGTTTTCAAAAGGTGGTACATTGATGGTAGAGTCTATTACCATTGTATCATTGACCCAGCCAATCCTTCCGAAGGTCTCACTGAGTTAAGAATCATTGACAGTCTGAAACTGAAGAAGGTAAGGGAAGAGAAACGTCCTACACCTGAAGAGATTCAAGATGCAATGGTCAAACCCATCATACCGAAGTTTGATGAGTATTACATCTATGCTCCAAATGGATTCTTTACCAAGGAATCTGGGAGTAAGTCACAAATCAAAATATCCAAAGACTCAATAGCATACTCTGGTTCAGGTCTCATGGACGCTGGACGTAAGATGGTCCTTGGATACCTACACAAAGCTATCAAACCTCTGAACAACCTGAGAATGGTAGAAGATGCTCAAATCATCTATCGTGTCTCTCGTGCTCCTGAGCGTCGTATCTTTTACGTAGATGTTGGAAACCTGCCGAAGATCAAGGCAGAA